ACAAAATACAACGTTAAAGATGCTAAAAAAGATGATAAGGCTCACATGAGTTATTTAAAGCAGGATATAAACTACGATTATAAGCATGGTGGGTCTGACAAGCAAATGACAAATGACGAAAAACATATAACGAATCTAGCAAGAGACGTACAATACGATGACTCAGTAGCTGAAATGAAGGGCTCTGTGGCTAAAAAGAAAGGATCAATGGCTTATATGAGTGCTAGTCAAGAAAGGAAAGATTTAAATAAAATGCCTGGATCATATAAGGAAATGGGTGATGCGCCAATTATGATGAAAGGTTCTTTTATGTCTAAGCATTGTAGAAAATAATAACAGTAGAGGTCTGTAATAAAACTCAAAACGCCAAACACTAACACTAACACTAACACTAACAAAAATGGCAAAATTTTTAAAAATTCCTTTATCAGGAGTAGCAAACACGCCTTACCAATTGGTAGGTATTGAATCAATCGTAACAGTTGTACCAGGAGATGCTGCAGGAGCAAATCTTACAACCGCTGTAACTATTCAAACTGGTAAACCAGCAGGAGCTGCAACAATTACTTTTACAGCTAACGCTGCACCAGTAACTGCAGGAGACTTACTAAAAGCATTTAACGATGCTATCGCAGCTAACCCAGGAGGTATTGTATCTACTGTAGTTGGACCGGTAACAGTAGCTCAAGCACCAGCTGCACAATCAGGAACACAAGGAAGACAGCTAATTACAGTTAAGCAAGTAAACGCATTGTTTACTGCTGTTGCAATAGCTTAATCAAACTAATTAATCTTGCGGGTGTAATATCCCGCGGGGTTATTTAAAACAACTTATGGCATTTAAACTAAACACACCACCTTACGATTGTGATAACACTCCTATCTATAATGTAGATATGGAAGATGGCGTTTTAGGTAAAGCCAACAACAACGGAACTATAATACTTAATAATAAGTTAGATCCAAAGAAAAAAGAAAGTGTCATAGCGCACGAAAAAATACATATTGACCAGATGAAACGTGGTGATTTAGACTACGATGATCAATACGTTTATTGGAAAGGCAAAAAGTTTTCAAGAAGCAAAATGAACGAAGGGGCTAAAAACTTACCCTGGGAAAAAGAAGCATATATAAAAACAACATAAAATTATGGCATTTAAAGTAAACAACCCGTTAACGTACATAAACCCTGGTAAAGGTGTAAAGGTTAACGTAGGTGATTTTGGATCAAAGGTAGCAGAAAAACCAGCTAAACAAACTGGTCCTGATAAAATTGGTATGAACGTCCGTGGTAGTAAAGGTTACGAAAAAGCGTTAGCTGCTTCTAAAAAAGAAGTAAAATCTACTCCAAGTGTAACGCCTAAAGTAGATACTAAGTCAAGCGGTAAGCAGCAATTTGATAAAGCTATTTCTACTTTTAAAAAAGCAGCATCTTTAACAAGTGGAATAGGCTCTGGTAAAGCTTCCTCAGTTAAATACCCTGAGAAGCCTAAAAAAACTGGAGGATATGTAAAAAAAGGAGGTACATCTACTGGTAATATTAAGGATTATAAAGTAGGAACTCAAGCTAGACGTGATGAATACACCGCTAGAGGTTGGAAACAAGACTCTACTACTAAAACAAACAGCGATTCTACAACACAAAATAAACCTATTGCAGAAGTAACTAAAACTAAAGGAGTTAGTATTGGTTTAAAACCGACAAAAGCCAGTGATGTAAAACTTAGTCAAAAACCTACCGTAAAAGCAGCACCTAAAGATAATTCTAGAAAAGCTATAAAAGCTAGAAAAACTGCAGACAAAAAAGCAGGTGTATCTAAATCACAGATGAGAGCTAACAAAGCTAAGTCTAAATCTGAAGCAGCTTCAGCAAAAGCAAAAAAATCTAAAAACCCTTCTTACAGAGCTCAATTAACAGCTAAGTCAGAAAGATTAGCTAAAAGAGCTAAGCGTAAAGGTAATTCTTAAATAGTGAAAAAGATATTAGAATTTTTTAGTACAAAAGTCTTCAAACAAGTTGGTGATGTGGTTGATAACTTATTCACCAACGAGGAAGAAAGATTAGAAGCTAGAAATAAGATATTTAAAGTATTGCAAGATGCTCAATTAGAACTGCAGAGAATGCAAACTGAGATCATTGTAGCTGAAGCTAAAGGTAATTGGTTGCAAAGAAGCTGGAGACCAATACTTATGCTTTCATTTGGTTTTATCATTATATATACAAAATTTATATCACAACTATCTGCACACTTAATAACACCTGTTTTAGAACCAGAGTTCTGGAGCTTATTAGAAATAGGTATTGGTGGTTATGTAATAGGTAGAAGTGGAGAAAAAATCGTGGACAAACTAGGGCCACTATTCAATAAAAATAAATAATAAAAATAAATAAAAATGGGACAATACGGAATAACAAGCGGGGTAATTGGTAAAGCATTACCTATCGGTGGCGGAGACGCTGCTATAACGCCTGCTTCTGCTTGGTTATTTGAAAATCAAACAGGAACATTAGGAACGAACTTAACAGGTTCTCAAATATACTCAGGAAGTGGAGGCTCTATAATAGCTATATTATCAGGAGTTAACGGAGTTCTTGGAGTTGCTTTTACTGGAAACATGATAAGTAATGGAACAGGTTACACAGTGAACGAGACTGGAGTAGCAGTAACGTCTGCTAGTGGTCTTGGTACTGGGTTAACTGTAGATACTGTTGTTGCAGACGGTGGAATAACATCTATCGCTGTAAACACAGCAGGTGTAGGTTATAGACAAGGAGATGTAATAACAGTTACTAGTGGAGATGGTAATGCAACTTTTACAGTAAACGTAACTGATGCTCTTCCAATAGCTGGTGATGCTGTTACATTTACAAACGTTCCTGCTGGAATTATATTGCCTGTAGCAGTTGATTATGTACTAAATTCATCTACAGCAACTGATATGGTTGCCTGTAAATAATTACGTAACAAGTAATAATAACAATAAGTAATAACAATCAAATTAAATAAAATGGGAAAATTAACAGAAGAACAATTAAAGTCAGTAAAAGAAGGTCAAGGAAAAATTAATTCTATATTAGTAGAGATTGGTTTTTTAGAAGCTAAAAAGGCAGAGTTTTTAGGAGCTCACTTTGAAGCGGTAAAAGTTTTAGAAGAAGTTAAATCAGAATTAAAAGAAGAGTACGGAGATATAACCGTAAACTTAGCTGATGGTAGTTTTGAAAAAATAGAGGCTGAAGTAGAAGAAGCTGAAGTACTTGAGATAGTAAAGTAATGGAATCAGTTGTAAGAAAGATCAGTATAGGATCTGATTATAAAAATGACGCAATGCACTACGCTGTAGGACAGCAAGTTTATGGTGGTCATACTATATCAGCAATATTACACGATCCAATATTAAACTCTTACAGTATATTCATAAAAAAAGAAGACGAGATTATGCCATGGAAGAAATTTAATTCTCACATGGCAATATCCGTTGAGTATGATTTAGAATATTAATGAAAAGTTTATACGACTTCATCATCAAACCATTAGGTGATAGATACCAAAACGAAATAAAGCTTGGTGACAAAACATTAGTTTTAAACACTAAAATAGAAAGCTTCAAAGCTGTTAACAATTTAGCAGTTGTAGTTGAAACACCAAAAGCTTTTAGAACAGATATTAAAAAAGGAGATATAATAGTAATACACCATAATGTTTTTAGAGTGTTCTATGACATGAAAGGTGTTAAAAAAAACAGTAGATCATATTTTAAAGATAATTTATATTTCTGCGCTATTGATCAAATATATTTGTATAAAAATACCGGGAATTGGAAATCATTTGGAGACAGGTGCTTTGTAATGCCTTTGAAAAATAAAGACTCTCTAGAGCTCGATAAAGAGCAAAAGCTTATTGGTATACTAAAATATGGTAATAAGTCTTTAGAAGCTTCTGAAATAGTCCCAGGTGATGTTGTAGGTTTCAAACCTAACAGTGAATGGGATTTTGTTATAGATAAGCAAAGAGTTTATTGTATGAAATCTAATGATATTGTAATTAAGTATGGACACGAAGGAAACCAAGAGGAATATAATCCAAGCTGGGCAAAAAGCGGTTAAAGAATTAATTAAAGTAGCTGAAGAAGCTATTGTAGGTTCTGAAGACGATTTATCTGCGGATAAATTAAAAAACGCTGCTGCTACTAAAAAGCTAGCTATATTCGATGCTTTTGAAATACTTGCTAGAATAGAATCAGAAGAAAACTTACTGAATGACAAACCCGAAGAAGTTAAGGAAGAAAAAGCTTTTAAAGGTTTTGCTGAAGGAAGATCCAAGAAATAATGTACGAACAAACATTATATCACATAGTTAAAGACGTTATTAGACCTAAAGTTTTAAATAAACTAAATAAGTTTAAGAAATGGGAATACGGTTACAATAAAGAATATGATTTTGTTGTAATTAGTAAGACTGGTGAAATAGGAGAAATATATGACATACAAGGTTTAAGAATAGCTTTGCCTAAGGAAAAAGAAACTAAAGTTTTTGAAGGTAAAAAATGGCAATATTCTGAATATCCAAAAGAACTAAGTAAAATTAAATCAGTATTTGATTGGGATGAATATCCAGTTGAATTTAAAGAAAAATGGTATGACTATATTGACACAGAGTTTAAAAGGCGTGAAGAAGGTTTTTGGTTCTTTAATAAAGACAAGCCTACTTATATTACTGGTACTAACTACATGTACCTGCAGTGGTCCAAGATTGATGTTGGGCAGCCAGACTTTCGTGAATCAAACAGATTATTCTATTTATTCTGGGAGGCTTGCAAGGCAGATACAAGATGCTACGGAATGTGTTATCTTAAGAACAGACGATCAGGGTTCTCGTTCATGGCATCAGGCGAGACTGTTAATCAAGCCACGATATCTACCGATTCAAGATTTGGCATACTTTCAAAGTCTGGGCCAGATGCAAAGAAAATGTTTACTGATAAGGTCGTACCCATATCAGTTAATTACCCCTTCTTTTTCAAACCAATCCAAGACGGTATGGACCGCCCGAAAACGGAACTTGCGTACAGAGTACCAGCGTCCAAATTTACCCGTAAAAAACTTGACTCCAATGAGAAACTCAAGGAGATCTCCGGTCTTGATACAACGATCGACTGGAAGAACACGGGGGACAACTCGTACGATGGTGAAAAATTAAAACTACTAGTACACGATGAAAGCGGAAAGTGGGAAAGACCAACAAATATATTAAACAACTGGAGGGTAACTAAAACTTGTTTAAGACTAGGTTCTAGAATTATTGGAAAGTGCATGATGGGTTCAACCTCTAATGCTTTAGATAAAGGTGGTGAGAACTATAAGAAATTATACTATGATTCAAACGTTGACAAGAGAAACGCCAATGGGCAGACTCGCTCAGGATTATATTCTTTGTTCATACCTATGGAATGGAACTACGAAGGATACATTGATTCTTATGGATTTCCTGTATTCAATACACCGAAAAAATCCATAGAAGGACCAGACGGTCAACTTATAGAGTTAGGTGTAATTGATTACTGGCAAAACGAAGTAAATGGTTTAAAGGAAGATCAAGATGGTTTAAATGAATACTATCGTCAGTTTCCTAGAACAGAGGAACACGCTTTTAGAGATGAAGCAAAAGAAT